TGGTCGCCAGCCTGCCCTTGGTCGCCAGCCTGCCCTTGGTCGCCAGCCTGCCCTTGGTCGCCAGCCTGCCCTTGGTCGCCAGCCTGCCCTTGGTCGCCAGCCTGCCCTTTTTGGAATTTTCGGCACGTTTCGCGATGTGCGGACGCGCCGGGGGACTGGTTTGTGTTTATTAATCTTTCTATTATTTTTTTTTCTAAAAATCTACCTTATTTCTTTTGTTTTCCTTTTAGTCCTTCTGTCTTTTTTTACTCTCTATATCTTTTATTCTTTGAAGATATTTTTACATCATTTCTTTTACTTTCTAAAACAAACAAAAACCCATTTTTTAAAAACCACAACAAACCAATAGAAAAATTTTTCTAAAAATCTTTTCACCCTAAAAAACAAAGAATAACTACTTTCATAGAAGCACGAAGCTCTTTTTCTGTCATAGCTTTAAATGTCCAGCGGGGCGGTTTTAGATTGGTGTGGTAGCAACTGTCACAAGAAAAAAAATCGGCGCGGTATTTTGAAAAGAAAATACCAACATAAAACACCAACGGCAAAAGAACTGAGAATATTTCCATAATCGGCGGGGTTATTAATTGATCAAAAGTTCTAAAAATCTCTATTGTTTACCATTGTTTTCTCTTATTTACTATTATTATCTATTAACTACCAAAACAATATCACTCTTTCTGTGTGTAGTCAAGGGGTGTTTTTTTTCACACGTCATTTTGTTTTACTATTTTATTTCTTAACCATCTTAATAAACAAAAATCTGGAATCGGCCAGTCAATATTATCATCTTTACAATTATTTTTGTTATTATATTTGTTAAATTCTTGTAATATTTTGTTCACTTCTTTCTTAGTAAACATTTTTTCTATTTCTTTTGATAAATCGTTGCACCCCTGACCAGACATTCTTCCGTAAAGATCGTCCAGATAATGTAACAAAAGATGAAACTCTTTGTTTGTTAATGTTAGTGTCATTATTATTCTTGTTTTAAGCGTTTTTATGTCTTGAATAAATCTTTCAAAGCTAGATTAGATAAAGCTGTTATTTGTTCAACGGATAATCTATCCATAATATCTGGCAGCACAACTCTAAAAAGCCAAGTGTCATATTCTCTCACATTATTATCTCCTATAACTGTATTCGGCGGCAAACATTTAATCCGTGGGGTTTCTTCATCTAAATTAAAAACCAGTGTTATTATTGACTTATCTTTAAAGACATAAGTATATTTATGAATATTGTTATTCATTTATGGTTTGTTTTTATTGTTTAATTCTTCAAATTCTTTTATCCACTCTGAGGGGATTTGTTTTCTAACTTGAATATATCTTCCACAAGCTTCAAGAATTTCTTTTTGGCGGCTTGTATTATTTACATAATCGGGCCGTAAACCAATGGGAGGTTTTTGACATTTTTCACAAGTATAAATTTTGTCGGCAATAACATATTTATCTGTTAAAAAAGTTTTCTTACACTTATCACAATAAGCAACATATTCTTTTTCTATTGGAATTTCTTTATACTGTATTACTGTTATTGGTTCTAGTTTAGAAATAATATCTTCTTTTGATATTGTAGTCGTCATCCCTTTATGATCAGAGGTATATGAAAAATGAACACTAACCCGATCACAAAATATATCTTCTACATAGCCTTCTTGAATACCCCAGTATTTGAACTTAACTTTGTTGCCTATTTTTAGATCATTTATTTTCATATTTTTATTTATAAAATCACCAGCACATTTCTCTTTGTGTATTTCTAAAAATCGCTGCTAGTTCATCACTTATGTTATACTTCTTAATATTGTATTCTAAGCCGTCTTTTGGTGTTGTTCCCGTTGGTCTTTCACTTGCCGCCCGGCCATCTGCTAAAAATTCTATCAAGTCTAACAAACTCATATCTTTTGTTCCGTTAATGTGCGCTTCCATGTGATGTCTATTCTTAGAGAAATGAAGCTTTCTTATCTCTGAAACCTGAGATAAACATTTTTCATATTCGGGGGTTCCATATTTTAACTTAAACAATTCAGGATCAATAAAATCAGCAGCTTCTTTTTCGGGTGACTCTAACTTGCTTTGATCGTGAACCGCCGCACGGCGACTTAAGTTTAATTGAACATCTAATAACAATTCTTGTACTCTTCTTATATGTTTTTTAGTGTTCTCTGTTGAGTCGTATTTTTGTTCCATATTTTTATAAACCGCCGTTTCTCATATAAGAGAAGTTCTAAAAATCTACTTTAACCTTATTTTGTTATTCATTCCGGCAAGAAAAATCTGTGTCTCAGTAACTTTATCGTTATTATCTATAGTATTCAAGAAAAGGATATTTTTTAAGATATTTTTCTCTTGTTATTGATTTTAGTAGTTTAACCGTCTGCTGAAAGTTACTTTGGTTTTACTACTAATTAATTGCGCGGCGGAATCACTTGTTTTTTTATATTTTTTGCCTTTATACTTAAAAAGTTCTCCTCTTTTAAGAATATGAAAATCAGTAGTACGGATACTTATGCTTGAGTCTGGCAAAAACATATTTATCTTTTTTTATCAAAAACTATCAGGCAGAATTTCTTTACCGTCCAAGGTTGGATTTGGAATATAACACCATTTTTCCTCTAAATCTTTTACCTTTGATATAATAAAACAAAACTCTTCGTTTTGAGCATAAAAACCATGTTTATCTTTTGTTACTCTTACTACTGTAGGAGTATGTTCGCCAAAGTTACAATACCAATAATATCCTTCTTTATTTGGAGTTTTGTTTGTTAGTTCTAGTTTCATGTTTTATTTTTTTCTACAATTGACACACAAAGTTTTTATCCAACCCTCTTTATTTTTAGAAACATTTTCTAAGGTTCCGCAGTCTTCACATATAAAATTAGAAAGATATTCGGCAAACTCAATGACAGAGTGAATATGATCATCTGCATTGTTAATATAAATTCTTAAAGAAGAAAATTTTTCTTTTACTTGTTCTATATATGGATACTCTTCATTTGTTCTGAGTCTATAATTTCCTGTTTTATCATCAAGAACTCTGCTTTCTCTATGATATTTATCTATTACTCCGAATGTTTTATCTAGTAACCAAAACCAGCCATCGTTTACTTCAAATCCAAAAACAAAACAAGACTTAGGATTATGTCTATTCTTGAGTAATAAAGGATATTTATCGCATAATTGTTTATCAAGTTTTTCGTTCATGTTTAATCTCCAAAATCTATTTTTTCGCACAACTCATTCATAACATCATTATGTATTTGTTCTATCAATGCTTCTCTACTCGGAGAATCTGTATGTTTATGAGCATGATTATAGCCCCAATTTATTCCATCTTCTATGGCATCGCTTATAATAGAATAAGCTTTTAGTTCAATGTCTTTTTTAATTTTTAGTTTCATTTTTTTATTAATGATGTTCGTCTATTTTAATGTACTGTTTTTTGTCCATTATTTCTTTTATTTCATTAAAAGACAAAGGTTTTTTGTATCCATCCCAGCCGATGTCAAGAATTTTACCATTAAGATTTGAAGGTAAAGTTGCTTTGAATCCGTGATGACTATGACCACAAAGACACCATGCTAAAGATTTCTGGTGATTAAAGATAGAAAGAGGATAATGAAAAAACACTATTATCTGTTTATCTATGATTAACTCAAGATAGTCTCCACAAAAAACAATATTCTTATATCTAAAAGGATATACTTCTACTCTAGCCGAAAAAATTTCGTTGGATACTGATAAATCGTTTATATCAAGCCACGCCTTTTCTAGTTCTCGTTTATAAATTTTGGCCATTGGATTAGGATGGTTCCCCCATAAACAATAAATGTTCTGACAGTTTAATCTTTTGATAAAACTTTCAAAATCATCTTCTGAACAATTTAAGGTTAAATCGCCGCCAGAAAACAAAATGTCATTTGGTTTAATATGTTTGTTGATCTGATCTATTATGTGCTCATTGTGAGCTTCTAATGTTTCATATCCACGGCTTTTCCACAATGGAACGGGCCATTTAGGATTATGGTTCCAATGTAGATCGCTTACAAAAAATATTCCCTGATCTTTGGTGTTGAATTTTAATGTTTTTAACATTTATTAATTTTAATTATCGCTTTAATCCCAGGGGTATCACTCTCGTAAAAACATGAAGAATAATCAAATTCAAATTCAACATCTTTATAATTTTCTGATTTAATGCCCAATCTATCCAATTCAGTAATTAAATGTTCTAGCGAAGAGTAAGCTAGATCACATATTTCTGTGTTTGTTTTTTTTATATTTCTATTATATTTTCTCATCTTAATTTCAAACTACTTTTCAAATTGTTTTCTTGTCTGTCTAAAACTTCATTATTAACCCCGTGGATATTTTTTCCGTTATGACGATTTTCTAATACTAAACTAAAAACTCTATAATTATTTTTCCGGGCGGTATCAATATAAAACTTAAAGTCTTTTTCTTTGGTATTTGTATTTGAAACAATTATCAAATTAACGTCACCATTAATAGCGTCTTCAAATCTTTCTTGGCATTTTTTATGAACATATCCTAATTTTTCTGGCTTAAAATCATATTCACCTTTTTGATTAATCATATAATCATCAGCACAACATATAACAACAGACTGATAAAAAGGATAATTATGATTTAAGATTTCTGCGAAGGTATTTTTGCCAGACCCAGAAGTTCCTCTTATTATTATTACGTCTCTCATTTTTTCAATAATTGAAAGATTAATTTTTTAATTATCTTACTGTCAAATGGTTTATTGTCAAGCTTGATAAAACAGAAAGACGCTCTATTTGTTTGGCCGTATGATGATATGATTTTTTCAGCTTGTTCTTTTCGTGGCAAATCTTTTATTCTGTTTACAAATTCTATCATGCCTTCTTCAATTTGTATAACTTGTTTATAAGCATCTACAATATCACTAATTCTGCCGCGATTTTCTGTGGCGGTCTCAAAGTCCACGGTTTCTTCTATATTCTTAAAGAAATTATCATAGTTAGGATAACCTAAAGATATAAACAAATCAACAATATTATCCAAAGACTCTAGTTTAGACTTTAGAGAGTGTCTTGTGAGATACCACAAAGATTTAGCTTTGACAAATGTTTGGTTGTCGTTATATTTTATAACAACGCCTTCTTTTTGTTCCCATTTTTTAATATTTTCTATTATGTCTAATAAAGAGCCTTCAAGTTTATAAGTCTCTGGCGATTGACAACCTATTTGATTTATAATAAACTGCCCTTCCTTAGAATAAGGAGAATTATAAAAACCAGATTCTTTATGTATAAAACCTAAAAACCTAATATCAGGCTCATTACCATAACTAAGAACTATTCGTTGGTTTGGAGATGTTATTTCATAAAGATAAGTATCATCTGGGTTAGCGCGGCAGATGTCTATGATCTTGGGATATTTATTAAAAACAAAATCAAAATCGGCGGCGTTTTCTAATGATTTATAAGAAATCGTTCCACGGGTTCTTGCATTGAATTGATCAAAAATCCAATCACAAACACACAAAGACCCATCAACTTTTTCTTCTATTACTAAATCATTATATTTGTCAGAACTAGGATATAAATCAGGTTTTTCTCCAAAATTAAAAAACTTATTAAATCCGCGAGACAAAACATTCCCTTCTGTATCAACCATTAACGAACGATAGATTAAGTTGTCTTTTGTCCATTTACAATCGAATTCAGTAGGGTTAATTAATAGGACTTTTTTCCCATTAATCTCTCCTTCTTTTATCTTGAAAGATTTTTTGTCTATTGTTTGTATGTTTATTTTCACTTATATTTTTTTATTAAAAACATATTCATTTATACCGTTTACTGATTCTATTTTTGCATCGTTAAAAAGTAATGGAACTTTTTCTTTGACTATATCAGCAACCTGAGAAAAAAGCAATCTTATTTCTTCTTCCGCAAATCTTGAAGTCCTCATGTGAATTACGTGTCTCAAAGTTCTTAGATTCATTGTAAAACCAACAGTTTCTCCACAACCTAAAGGCTTCATACGTCTAATCGCGCTGGTTAATTCTTTCTTTTCATGAAAGTCTTTACAGTCTTTTATATATTTGTCATAAACTTTGTTCATTTGTGATTCACAGAATTGAACAGTCTTAAGATATTCTTCCTTTATCTCTGGATATTTATCGTATATTGTAGGTGTCCAGGTTTTTAATTCTCCCGAATAACAATACCGACCGGACTCTGCCGAAAATGCCACTCCCACACGATGGCGGACTAACTCTGTGTGTAAAACTCTACTAACATTTTCTGCTACAAAGTTTAGTGTTGCGTGTTCACAGATGCTTCCGTGGCCGGTTTCTATAATGTTAATAAAGTTTTGTTCTATATCTCTTATTTTAGAAACATTTCTATTGTGACCCAATGAAAGAGACTTATAGCACAATTTAGCATAGAAAGAACATATATCCATTTCATCTGCGCCGGTCAGAATATCTAAGAATTCTTTATTTCCTGTTTCTGATAGATACTGAGATAAAGATTCTTTATCAAACTTTGTGCTGCCGATTAGATAGACTTTGGGTGTTATTTGTAACATAGTTTTTTTTGATATATTATTTTTTTAACTGTAATGCCAAGGAAACCTGACTACCTATTTCTTTTAGTTCTTGTTCGGATAGACGAATGAAAAAGTATCCTACATGCTTATTTCCCAGGGTAAGTAAGAATTTTTTATTTTCATGAAAATTATCAAGTTTTACTATTGTGATAAGGTGATCTGGATGTATTTCAGTAATTCTTCCTTTTTCACGTTTTGGTGAAAAGGGGTGTTTAAGTGAAATTAAATCGGCGGTTTTCAATTTATTTATTGATATTGTTTCTTATCTGACAAAGAGAATAATCAATTAATAATTTACCATCTCTGAAAACTTCCAATAGTTCACCGCTCTGCTCTTCTTCTATTGAAACACAATCTTTATAGATGTAGTGTCCACTTGTTCCTTCAACTTTAATTAAACCTTTAGCAGACTTTTTCATTCCATCGTCTGTTACCGGGTCTTTAAATACTTCAATGGGTTGATTTTCAACAACTCCATAAGTAGCTTTAATTGCTAGACCAAAAGTGTCTCTAGTATTATACTGATAAGTATAAGACCCAATTCCATAAACAGAATTAATAGAAGCAAATCCTTTTTCTTTTAGTCGTTGACAGATTTTTTCTGCTCTCTCAATGGTTATTGAATCACCATAGATTGCACCAATACAAGGAGCTAAAATCTTATATCCTTTATTGCTTATAGTTCCGCCAAAAATATCCCAAAGAGATTCAATTAATCCTTTTCTGATAGAAAGTTTTTCTTGTTCGTTTAGTTTTTCCATTTGAGGGTGATAGCCATCAAATCCACAAAGACAATCTACTGGGTCTGTCCAAAATGAATCAGGGCGGATAACTAATTTACCTTTTCTATTCTGTATTTTATCTTTTAGTCTTGGTAAAAGATCACATACTACGTTTGGTAAACTCCAGGTATCAGAAACAACGCTTAGAATTCCCTCTGGAAATAAATCCAGAAGTCTATCAAATGTTTTAATTTCATCTTCTTTTCCGCCAAAACACATTACCGAGTGCTCGGAAGCTGGAACACTTGCCCCAATTAATTCCTTGGTAACATCTGCATTGTAATATTGTTCCAAGAATTCAATTACAGGGATAGTATCAGTTCCGGTAAATGATAGCAAATGTGCCGCCCCACTTGTACAGGCTGATTCTAAACTAGACATTCCGCGAAATGAAAAATCATGCCCCTGCCATTGGCAAAAATCAGTATTACCAACTGTTTCTAACGCATACTTATTCAAAACTCTCCTGAATTCTTTTGCAATTGTTGCGCTCGTAATAGGCTGCCAAGTAATACAAGATAGAATGCTTTCAAGATAATTAACTAACCAATAAGCATGATCAACTGTATTTGTTATAGTTAAGCATGGGACTCTAATAGGAACGCTAACTCCTTCTGGAAGAGCTTTAATAGAAAGAGGTAAATAACCTAGATCATGAAGTTTTTTGATATGTGTGGTTGTAACTGCGTTCGGACCAAGGGTATTATTTATTGTTCTTAAATATTTGGACTCAACTTCTTGCCACGGTTTATCAAAAAAGTTTCTTTTCCACTCTTCTATTAGATAGGCTTTAATAAAATATTGAAAACCAAAGACAACAATAGAATTAAGTCCTTCTATGCGACTTTTTCTAGCAGTTACGTTGCTATAAACTTTTGTCGTATTATTAGGATATTGACGATAATGTGATTGTTTATAAAAATCATTTTGAATTAGTGGTTGTATGTTCATGTTATTATGTTAGTTATTTTTTTTAATTTTGTCAATTGTTTTTTGTAAAATGTCTAATGATTCTGCCAAAGACTTCCGTTACAAGTCCCACCAAGGAATACTATTTTTGTTTTCATATTTTTTATTATTTAGTTTATTATGTTTCTATTTTTTCTTCTAGTTTTAATACATTTACTCTGCTATCATTCCCAGAATAAAAACTATCAGTTGTCCATATTTCATCAATCCCATTTTCAATGAGAATATCTATCCCTTTGGAAAAAATACCATGAGTAACATATAGAATAAACTTGCTGCAATTTTTAGATTTACAAACTTTGGCTAATTCTGTAAACGTCTTTCCGCCGTCACAAAGATCATCCACGCAAACTACATCTTTTTGATTAAAATCGTCACAATAAACAATGGTTTCTTTTATATTTCCATTTGTTAAGTCTCTTAACTTATCGGCACGAATAAAATCAGTATGCTGAAAGAATCCGGCAATCTCAGATGTTTTTTTGTTTGATCCGGCATCGGGGGAAATAAATTTTACGCCTTTATTTTTACAAATTTTAGTAATAAAATCTGTCCACTCATTTATTATTTGAAACTGAGTAATTATTTGTAAGTTATTAAAAACAGCTTCAATAACATTACTATGCGGGTCAACAATACAGACTTGTTCAAATCTTAGAGAATTAATAAAATCAGCAAAAACTTTCAAACTAAAAGACTCTCCTTTATCGCAAACACGATCCTGTCTCGAATAAGGACAGTAAGGCATTAAAAGATAAATAGGTGTGTTGTCAATTTTTCTAAGAGCGTTAGTAATCATTGCTAACTCCAAAACATCATTACTATTCTTAATTTTAGCGATTATTGTTTGATGATCGGAGGCGGCAAAAAAATTAGTTTTAGCAGAATAAGCTGTGGAATTTAGATTTAGTTTAACACTAACCTCTCCCGCTGGAAAAACAAAAGATTTGAAATCCAGGTTATATTTATTTCTAATAATTTTTATGTTACTCATGTGTCCATATTACCATGATTTTTTAGAAGAGTCAATGTTTTTCTTGACTTTTTTATCAACCATCGTTAGTATAAACAATATGACACAAGAATGTACTAAATGTTTGCAAGAAAAAGAACTAACAGAATTCAATCAACAATCCGGCGCGAAAACGGGCTACAAGTATGTTTGCAAGCAATGTATCAAAGAATATAATACCGCCCGTTACAATAAAAACAAGTCCAAAATCAAGAAACAAGTAACAGACTGGCAGAAAAAGAACCAAAGCAAAGTCCGCGAATATAAACGAGACTGGAAAGAGCAACACAAAAACGATGTTATATTTCCCAGAGTAGCCCTTCCTTGAAAAAACACAAGAAAAATCTATTTAAGAGAACAAAAGACATTATTCTTGATTTTTTGTCTTGTTTTTTATTGTTCTGCGTTTTTATCTCTCTAAGAGTAGAAGATTGGTATTGGAAAATAAAAAGAAAATTGTGAACAACCAGATAGAAAAAATAAAAGAAATCGCCTTTGCTTTCGACAAACGTGATTTTGTCGGGCGGAATTGCCACTTTTCCTTTATCATTTATAAGGGGCGAATTATTGCATTTAGTAACAATACAATAAAAACAACTCCTGTTAATTTGAGAAACCCACGATTTTCCAAAGAAGGGTATAATATTTCAGGAATTCGAGGTAGTTGTTCAGAGTTAAATGCTATAAAACAATTAAAGAATTTAACAAACATTCCTTCTAAGAAGTGTTCACTGATTAATATTCGAGTGAATCAACAAAATCAAATCAGAAATTCTCGTCCCTGTTTTTCATGCGAAAATTTACTTCAGGTGTTTTCCTTCAAGAATGTAATTTTCTCTAATTCTGAAGGACAGTTTGAAAAGTATGAACAAATCTAATACAATTAAATGTTTGATAAACCAACTTCAAAATCAAATCAATAAAGACAAATCAGCCACAAGACTATTAGAATTTCATATTCAAAGAATAAAAAAACTTGATTACTGGAAGAAAAAATTAGAGAAAGAGACTACCTTAGAATAATAGGCATAAAATTATTAGTAGGTTTAACATCTTCAGCGTTAAACAACATATCAAAATATATCTTTGCCGCCCAGCCAGCCATTAAACAGCAAGTGTATTGATCTTTGCGCGGGCGGTTTGGATTGGTAGAAGACGATCTTTTTAAGTTCCCCGGCAAATCAAACTGTAGCGTTCCCGTAGCCGTAGTTTTTACTTCTATTAAAGCTATTTGTGCTTTAGTCTCTGTTATCCAGTAATCTTGTTCTTCCAAGAAATCTATGTCCTGATAAGTTTTATCGAATTTATCTGTAAACGAGAAAGGTAAGGTTATTCCTTTATATTTGTTTAACATTTCATCGTTGGCCCCAACCGCAGAAGCAAACCATATCTTCTGTTTATCTATCATTAACTGAAGATTCTGATTCATAGTGGTTACGCTATGAGTTCCGAATATCTGTCCTATTGCTATTTTGCCAGTTATTTTGTTATATTGTTGTTTTAGTTTTTTAATTTCTTCTATATATTCTTGATCACTTAAATTATCAAATTTACATTCCACAAAATCTAGTTTAATGTTTTTTTCTTTACAAACCGTGGATTCGTTATAACTACTTATAAAATCCGCGCCGTTAGTAATATCAGGGATAACAAAAACAATATTGAAGAAAGTAAGAAGATAAGTAAGATAATTGTAGTGATCTTTTATATTCCCCCCTGCTTTTCCGTAGGTATGAACCAAAGTAATCCGTCGTTCTTCTTTGTTTATCAGATAAACACCCATTGCAAAGTAGTCAGACGTTTTAGAACCAGAGTAAGAAGGGTCAATAGCTAGAATATATTCACTTCCTTTGTCTCCTTTTATCTGTGTTGTAGGAAAGTCTCCACTTTTTATTGTGCATTCGTGTAATTTTCTGGCGTTAAAGTAACCGTCGCCGGAATCCGAGAACAAGGCTTTATATTCTCTCTTAAACGATTCAGAATTCTCCCCTTGTGCTTGCGCGGCAGACCTTATTTGTGTTGTATCTAAAATACTAGTATCTTGCGGAATAGCTTCCCAGGACGCTCGCATAACAAAGTAAGTAGGAGCGTCTTTTTCTTTTGATGGATTTAGTGTTTGTTCTACATAGTAACTAAACATCTCATACAGATATTGAAACTTATAAGAAGCCGAAGAAAAAACTATGAACTTATTTTTTGGAAATGAAATCCTGTCACTTTCCTGTAATGTGCCTTCTTTTATCAACTCATTTTCTATTTCCCTTATTTTCATTTCCTCTTCGTAGTTCTGTTTGTTAGTTAAGAACGGACGAAGAATGTTGTCTTGAATTTCTTTACTAATTAAAAGTCCTTCATCTACAACTACCCAATGTGCGCGGGTTCCACGAAGATTTTCGCCCGTAGAAAGTGGAAGAGCAAAAACTTCGGACCCATTATCTAGTTTAAGAGTGTATTGATCTGGAACTTTAGATAGCTTATTAAGAAAACATTGATGTAATAAAACAGACTCTTTTCTTCTTATAATAGCGTCGGCATTTTCAAGTATTCGACGAGCATTTCTAAAATTAGAAGATATTAAACATCCTTTACTGTTAGGATAGAATATAGGCATCATAATACTCATAACAGCAATCAAAAATGATTTAGAGTATCCGCGTGCCGCTACTATCATACTGTTATCTCTTATGAGGATTGATTTTAGAAGAATTTCCTGTTGTTCTAATAGCTTCTTGCCGCCAGTCATTAATTCAAAACAAAAACCGATATTAGACCTTAAAAATTTAGCTAAGGTTATTTTGGCGGCGATATTATCTAATTCGCCAGATAATTTTTCTATTTCTTCGTTTACGTTATCGTAAGATAGAATAGGTTGTTTATGATCATACCAAGCCATATTCTAAGAGTTTAGGATTTCGTTTGGAGAAACGCCCCATATTTGTAATCTCATTTCGTCCATGTTGGTCATTCTATTTATTTCTTCTTTTATTTTTTCTTTACGTAATTTAGCTAGTCCTACTATTTGTTTTCGTTGTTCTTCATTTTTCCAAACCTCAATTAATTGAACCAGACTACTATTTTCTTTTATTAGTAAACTTATTCTTTCTTTTCGTTTTCCTTTAAGATCATTCAATAAACTATTTTGCCGTGAGATAGACATATTGTGTTCTTCTGTCATTGATTTAATAGAATCAACCAATGATTTACTTAGTCTTTTATCTCCCTCTAAGTCTTCATCTAGTCTTATCTTGAATTGTTCTATTCTTTTTAATGTGCTTAAATCCATTACTACTTCGTTTGCATAAATGATATATTGATCAACCTCTTCTTCGCTAAGATCGGGCTTATCATAACAACATCTAATAAACTCAGATTCAAAAAGTGATCTGTCATTGTCAGAATTATAAGTATCAATTTGATTCTTAAACCTAAAGACATGTAAGTAACCTATAAGAGCAAGAGCGCATTTTCTTTCGTGAGGCTTCAATGTTTCTTCTTTTAGGTTGCTACTATGAACATATTGGTTGATTTTGGCGCATATTTGATCTACTCTTTTGGGTGGTTTGTAGTCACCTTCTACTATTTTTTCTTCTCCACTGAATAAAACAACATTAGGTAAGCTTCTTGCGTATTCTGTAACCGCCCGACCTTCTTGAGAAAGAATTGACAGACTTTGATTATTAAAAAGAGTCCTTGTCATCTCCAGAAGCTTCATAGAGCTACAGTTATTAGCAATAAACTCTTTATGTTCTGGGGTTAAAACCACTTTATCTTTTGGAATATATTTTTGTGAATCGCGGGGGGTTAAATCTTTAGTTGCTAGAAATTCACGTATTGCTCTCGTCTGAAATCTTGATTCCCATGTTTTTTCTCCAAACATTGCTTTTCTTAATTCTTCAATTGAAGGAGGGTTTTCAAGATCGTTATTCCACTCTTGTAGAATAGTTAGTTTCTGAATGTCTGTTAATTCTATTTTTTTATCTTTCATCTTATTTTTCTTGTTGACCGCTCTTGCATCCAAACTATATCTTTATTATTTGGCGATGGAACGGGTCTATCAAATGGTAAATGGTTTTTCTTTCTTAAGACCGGAGTAGTTCTTGAATCTAACCATTTTTTTGTCTCCGAGTGTCCATCTATAAAAGAAAATCCTCCTCCTCTATTATGATAACCAGCGGGCCAGTCTTGATAGAAGTTAGTTAGTTCTGGTTTATCTGGAAACCCAGTCATATCAATATAGAATGAACCGCTATTTATAGAATCTTCCCTCATGTCTAAAAAAAGATATGTTTTTGATGGTCCAGGATTTATGATTTCTGATAATTTTAGATATACCTTCCATTCATGTCCTGATAATCCAACATCTGTTCCTTCATGTCCACCAACCCAAAAATTCATACTCATGCTTCTTAGACGCGGAACTTCTTTTCCATTAAATTTGGCGGTAGAATTATCGGCAGGGCATTTCCATATTTGCAAATTTTTCCCGCAATATCCCCATAAAGGAGATTGTTTAATATCATATTCAGGATCATAATTAGATGGATTATTATCACTAAAATCTTGCATTCCTAAAATCCAGGCATATTTTGATAATGGACTCCCTCTATACCCCCAGGCATAGGGAACATAATCATTATTATCATCAACATACATTTTCCACGCTAATGTTAATTGACGGTGATTATTTAAACACTTTATTGCGTGGGCTTTTGTTTTTGATTTAGATAAAACTGGTAATAATAAACTAGCTAATATAATAATAATAGCTATTACTACTAAAAGTTCTATCAAACTAAAACCTACTTTGCTCGTTCTCTTAACCATACTAAATCTATATTTCCTTTTGATTCGTGACGGTGATAATGCCAAAACACATTTTCAGGTTTTATTGTTCTGCTATCTTTCCATCTGTGTGATTCTACATGTCCATCTGAAAAAGCAATGTTGGCATTTCTAGAATGTAAAGAAGATGGAAACATTTGAAAAAAATCGTTATATCTTAAACCTTCAATTGGCCAGATAGGTGTTTCTATTCCAAAAAATGGCCAGCAAATGCTCTCTGGATTTACATCTATAAATACAAGTTTGTTGGACGGGTCTTTAATATCTTGTTGTTTATAGAATACAGACTTGGGATTTGGACCGCCGCCGATTGAACTTTCCCACCCCATATAGCAGTTCATAGAATAGCTTCTTATTTTTTCAAATGTTTTATTATCGTGGTTAAATGTTTTATTATCTGACGGACACTTATATATCTTTTTTTCTTTTATATAGTTTCCAAATTGGGCGAATTTGGGATTAATCAGTAATTCTTCATCAAAAGAATCTTTTAAGAAAGAAGCATGGTTTAGGTATCCCTGAACCCACATTTTAATATTTTCATTTCCTCCTCCTGGTATATAACCATTGTTTGCCAATCTTTCCAGATTATCGTCAGCATACATTTGCCATGTAAGTATTAATTGCTTATGATTAGATATACATTTAACCCTTCTAGACAACTGTTTGCTAAGACTTAAAGAGGTCAGGAGTAGAGAAAGCAATATAACCACAATTGCTATTACGGTTAATAATTCTACCAAGGAAAATGATTTGTTTTTTTGCATTTATCATCTCTAAACAATATCTACATCACCAGAAAACAAAATTTTCTTGGCTTTGTTTATTATTATTCTTTTTATGTTATAGATTTGTTTGTAACCTGCTTCTCTGGTTTTTTCTGTGGTCTTATATTTCATTATTTTGGCTACTTCTTCCTCTGTTTTATGATCTATATAAAGATAACGATAAATTCTAAACTCAAAAGGTTTTAATATTTCTTGCATTTTTTGGTGCAAGTTTTGAGTGCTTTTTTCAAGATCAAAATCGGTATCAGGAAGGCTATGGACTTCTTCTGTATGATTTTCTATCGGCAGTGGAAGTTTTGTATCATAAGCTTGTTTTTTATTTTTTAACCAGTAAGCATAAAGAGAACATTCAGAAGTTTGTTTTCCGTAAATTCTACAACCATCTTCGCTTTCTAAAGCCGGACATTTAAGACACGGGCGACAATAATTCCCGTAGTTATTTCTTATTAAGTTACTTATTTGATTAGATATAATTACATTTAACCACGGCTCTAATGTTTTGGTTGGATCATACATGTGCCATTTTCTGAATATGTGAAGACGTATTATTTGAGAAACATCTTCAAAATCCATCCATGCAATGGCAGTTAATTGCCATTTTGATTTTCGCTTGGCTATTTCCTTATCTATTACCGCTATGCTATCTTCAAATGTTGGTTTTGTGATAATTTTTATTCCTGTTTTACTCAGAATCTTCTCCTACTTCTGACTCTATTTTTGAGTCTCTACCCCTGGAGCCAGCTTCTTTTTTGAATTCCTGCCAAAACTGTTCTTTGTTCAACGGTTTTCCGATTGGGCGGTTTTTATATTCTTGTAAAACTTCTTCTTTTTTTCTTGTGTTTACTAGTTGACCAATAGTTATTTTTTGAGGTTTTAGGTTATCAATTTCTACATCTAATCCCCCCATATTGGTAGAAAACTCTGTTATTTCTCCTTCTTCGTCATCATTAATGATTCTTTTGGCTTTGGCGGTTTTAATAGTTAGAGAACCTTTTAATGATGTTCCGCATTTAGCACAAAAATTCGCGCCGATTTCTTGTTTTGATCCACAATTTTGACAATAGCTCATACACTTTTATTTTGTTGACTTTTTTATAAGTTGCTTACAATATACTATATTACAGTTAAAAAAGGAAAACTATGGCATTAAAATTGAAATTTGAAAATGCTGAAGGTGTTAAATACAATATAATATTCTTAAAACCTCATAAAAGATACAATGCCTGGGGGCTTTGTGACCCGCCTGAATGTAAGAAACCTAAGATTTGGATTGATCCAAAACTGAAGCCTAAAAGAGAACTAGAAGTACTGATTGAAGAATGCTTTCACGCTTTCTGTTGGGAAGAAACAGAAAAGAAGGCGGGAAAATTTGCTAGAGAACTAGCTAAGGTGATAATGGAAACCGGCTGGAAAAAAGATTAGGAAACCGTTAGATTTGCTTTTCTACTTTTCTTCTCAAAATTGTCCAATATTTCAAGATAGTGCTTTAAACACAGAAATTTAAGGCAACAGTTTTACATTTTCTACATTTTAGTGGTTTTGGGAGTGAATCTGGAGCCATGTTATATCCTTATTGTGTAGTTGTTCTTGATTTAAGATAAGAGACTTATTAGAAATCGGCGGAGTTGTTCTAATGTCTTCCCATTTTTTACTTCCTATGTGACCGTCAGCAAAAGAAAGATTAGCAGAATTATTATGATAGCTAGCAGGAAAATCAACCATTGCTTCGTTAATAGTATCTATAACGAAAGCTCTATCGTTAATTGAGTCTTCTCTTTCATCTATAAACACAAAGACCTTAGAGGGGGAGATAAAATCATTGATGTTTTCTACAGTCTTAAGATTCTTTATTTTATTTAAGTCCCCGCAGTTATACCAAGTTTCACCGCCGACCCAGTTGTTCATTGAAATTGTTCTTACTCTTTCTTTCTTCTTGTCTGCGGGGCATTTATATATTTTATAATTTACAGTATATTGACCAAGCGAACACAGATTAGGATCAACCAAAAAAGAAGTATTAGTATTATCGGGCGAGTCCCACATATCTAGCCAGCCATTGCACCATTTTTCGGGGCTGCTTATTCCTGATTTGTTGCTTACTAATTTATCTCTATTGTCTAAGGAATAAAGTTGCCACGATAGACTTAGTTGCCTGATATTGTTTTGACATATTACTTTTTTTACCTTCTCTTTTGCTAAGAAAAGATTACTAGCTCCTAAAGAAGCGAGGAGAGTAATAATAGAAACAACAATTAAAAGTTCTATTAAAGAAAAAGCTTTATTTTTCATTTTCAAAAACTTCTGTTATTATTCTATTTGTTTCATTTATCAACTTGTTGGTTTCTTCTAATGGATACTCTTTGGCTTCTTGTTCGCAAAAAAGCCTATGAACATTAGCAGAATGGATCATGGCGCTTTTGATAAATTTAACTTCTTCATTGGTCAATAAATATAGTTTTTTCATTTTTATCCTCTATCAATATAATGCAACGGATTATAACCAGTAGATTTACCAATAAATTTTTCAAATTTTTCAATAAAATCTTGGTCGTCTGTTAAAATTTTTATATCTTTTTCTTCCAGTGTTCCAAAAATTTCACTATTTTTACCTAAAATTTCTCCGAAGAAAACTTTTTTACCAATTAAAGTTTTCATTGTTTTAGTAATTCTGGATTTTCAAAAATGTTTCCTTTTATTTCCGAGCATTTATTCCAAACAGATAAGCATGGATAAGATGAAAATTTATTACCACTTATTGTAAACATCCCTTCTTTGAAAATAACAATTCCGTCATGATTGTCAAAATCATCGGGACCAATTAACGATAAAATGTCTCCTTCGTATATCTCTTTACCGTTTTTATCAAGCAAACCTGTAAATTGTTGTATTTTATCACTAAAATCAAAAAATTGACAAAGTTTTCTAGCATCACCTTGTTTATTATTACCATAGCCTAAATGACCAAAAGTATCAGAATAAACAAATTCTTTACTTCTAGGACTCCAAGCTCTAAATTTAAGGTTTCTATTCATTTTATCTAATCGTTATTATCAAAGATATTACCCTTGATTTCAATACTCTTTTTTATAAAATTACTATCATTGGTAGCAAAATCACCAAAATAAAAAATTCCTTCTCTAAAAACAACTTCCGAAACATCGGTTTCTATTTGATGTTCCCCCGAATACCATTGATAGCTTACAATATCGCCTTCGTATATTTCATCACCATTTTTATCTTTTAATCCTATAAACTGTTGAATTATTAAGTTGTTATATTCTTTTAACGAATACTGTTTGAGTAAATCAAAAGCTGTGCATTCACCAATAATATGAAAACCAATAAAAGGCCATGTTTTATTTTTACTGTCCCAGGCCCTAAATTTAAGTTGTCTCATTTTTTAATAGTTCTGGCGTTTCAAGGGGTCACAAACAACGCCTTTATGTTTAACAGTTTCTAAAATATTATCTGGTAATCAGGATGACCAGTGTTTTTTGTTTGCGGGAAGGTCCAAACGTCTTTAATTCCAGACGCTCCTTTACTTTTTAATCTAAAATTCTGCTTTCTCTAAAAATCTTTCATCGCACGTTTCCCAGGATAAATCAAGATTCTGCAAGGGTTGCTTTAATATTTTTAGAACTTCGGCTTTACAAGCGTTCCATCCGCAATACCTGATCATATTCAGGTGAACCGTCATAGATATTATTTAAATCTAACATACTATACAGTATGCTAGATTTTTGTAAAATTTGCAAGCAAAAAATTGACAAAAACAATCATTTTTTTCGCGAACATCAAGTTGATTTATCTTCCTATCTTCTAAAGTATGAGCCACGGATTGATAAATTAACTGGTGAATCTATTGTTTATTCTGGCAATATTGATAAGTATTTTAATTCTGATTTCCTTACTAAGACTAATTTAGGTAACTGGTTAAAGAAAGTTTCAAAAGAAGAAGGATTAGAATACCTAAAAAACTGGTTAGCAAAAAGGAAAAAAGAAAAAAATTTAATTTACGCGCCGGGACAGTTTGAATGTAGAAGTCTTTTTTACCCTTCTATTAAGTTTTTTCATAATTTTTATGGAAAATACACCTATGAGACAATTTGTTTAGGACTAGGATTATTACCAAGATATGATTATAATCAACTTATCAAATTTCAAGAAAACAAACAATTAGAATTTATTATAGACTCCCGCGAGCAGTCGCTATTAAATCTTCCTAATAAAGAAATTGCCAAACTTGATGTTGGTGACTATACAATAAAAAATAATAATATATTTGTAGAAAGAAAGAGCTTGAACGATTTTTGCAACACCCTAAGTCAAGGTTTTGATCGTTTTAATAGAGAACTAGAAAGATGTAAGAACGATAATAAGTATCTAATAATAATGGTAGAAGAAAAATTCAACAATATAAACTCAATAGCTTATTTACCACATACAAAGAAGATAAAAGCTACGAGTGACTTCATATTTCATCAAGCCCGCCGAATTATTAACGATTATCCGTTAAACTGCCAAATTGTCTGTGTTGATGGACGAAAAGCGGCGGTAAATTTTATAGAAAAAGTCTTTTCTTTAGAAAATGACCCACGGACCATTGATTTTCAATATGCCGTGGATATAGGAGCTATTTAGAACAATAGCATTTTTTGTTTATTTCTTTCTGAAAATTTTTAGGATAATTCTTAAACGCTCCCATACTTTCTAGCAGTCTTTTTAGAATCCAGGCTTGATTGACTGACAAGTTTTTGATGTTTGATTTCTTCAAGTTTTTTAGGGTTCAATTATGATGTGGTTATTGCTCTCTAAAAATTCTTCTCTAGCGTTGTCCCAATTTATTTCTGTAATTGAGCCTTTGGACATTTTCTTTTTGTGCTGTTTATACAAACTGTAACATACTCCAAGGCGTTGTTTTTGATTTTTATATTCATTTACCATCATTGAGTCCCCGGCACAACGCGAAACAAATTCTTGTTCTGATTCGTTCTTTTTTACAGGTGGTAATGGCATATTATTTCTTATTCTTCTTCTTTTTTATTTAATACTGGCATTGTCTTCCATTTTTGAGTGAAAGCTGCTAGGTCTTTATGAAAGATGTCTATTTGTTTTCTTTCAAAGTCTCCTTTTTTTACTAAATAGTTTATTCTGTCTTCCAATTGTTTTCTTTGTTTATTGTTTGGGACAAAGCAATGATTTTCCAGATAATCCATTTTTACGAACGATTTTTGCATTTCCGCTTCCCACCATTTTATGGATTGGTCTAAAATTCTGGATTGTCTTATTAATTTTAAGGCTTCTAGTTTGTATTGTTTTTTGCGGTTATTGGTATTCACATTTTATTCTTTTTAGAATTTCTTGTTGTTCTTTTTCTATTAATTCCTTAAGAACTCCAAGATGAAAAGTAACCCAACTATCTCCATTATTTCTATGTTTTTCGTCCATGTGATCGGCCACGCGACTGAATTGTATGATTTCGTCCAATAATTCTGTGCTTTTTATTAGCTTGAATTTATTTTCTTTTTTCATTTATACAAGATTTCCAATATTTTGTGCCAACAGTTGTTGCAATATCTTTGATACTGACAAACTTCTTTTTCAAGACATGATAAGCATAATCTTTTATGTATAAAAGAAAAACATTCTTTCATACTTCATATTACACTTACTCATTTATCCTAAAGGTTGAATATGTAACGGTAAGATGTCTGGAAATTAAAAAATCTTTACCGCATTGATTGCAGTTTGTTTCTTGATCATCATTTATTCTAAAATCTATTTCCCAGGCGTCTTTTACTATATGTCCACAATATGGACAAATGGGATTGTCAAGATATTTCGTTTCAGTTACCATATAAATTTTCTCCAGAATAATTCACTTTTTTTTCTTTTAAGGTTTATTACTAATTGTGACTTGTTATTAAAAATCTCTGGTGTAAAATTGAGAATATATTCTTTGTCAGGAATATAAACCAAGATTAAGTCACAATCTGTTTTTTTATAGGCGCGGACTTTATTTCTACCTGTTCTAGTTTTTAATCTTATTTTTAATGATCCAGAAGAATCAAAGGAATCAGCATATTTGACTTGTGTCCTAAACAGTCTTTTCCCAGTGTCAATAATAAAGTCATACCTGGCATCAATAGCAGGTTGACTGATTATAAATTTTTTTTCTGCTGAACGAATCTGGACTTTTAGATGAGCAATTTCACCTTTGAGCCGAGATGTTAGATTTTTTTTCAAAAATTAAAATCATACAGTAACTTCTATTTTTCGTTTTTGTGATTTAGCCGTTTTAGGAAGGTTTACAGTTAGAACACCATTTTGGAGACTACTAGTAATATTCTCTGTATCGTAGGAATAAGTATCAACATATAGGGAATAATAAGCATCTTTTCGTCCTTTATTACTCTTTGAGTGAGCAGTAACAACAAGATTGTTGTTTTCTACTTCAATATTAACTTCTTCTTTAGAAAACCCCGGAATATCAAATTCAAGGATATAATTTGTTTCGTTTTCTGTTTCTCTTATGTTCTGAGATAATGAATCAAAAAAAATGTCATAGTCCCGCCAGCTAGATAAGAAATCAGAATAATTCCATAGCCGAGCGAGCGGAGTTCCATAATTGTAGTCGTTTGTTTTTACTAATGAGTTCATATTATTTTTGTTTTCCTTTCTTTTTTATTGTTGTCATCCTAATATTAGGACATGTTATAAAAAAGTAAAGAATATTTTCGTAAGTTGTTGATTATTAATAATATATTTATAATAATTCGTTATTGACGGCAGTAGCAGTATGACTCAAATCGGGCTTATATTTTTGTGCTTCTACTATGTCTCTTAGAGTTCCTTTTTCTGTTACCAAGAAGTTTGTAACATCATAGTTTATAAAATTTTTCTTATACTTAGATTTTCCTTTTCCGTTAGGAATTTTAATTAAATCATTGTGACCATAAGATTTTTTTCCCTGGAAACGAGTAGCAAGGGGAATAAGTTTATGTGTTCCAAATTCTGTGGTATCTTCTTCTATTTCTTCAAGAGTTTTCTGTCTAAAGATGGCAACAAACGAAGCAAACCATTGTAAACGATCAGAAACCGCAATTGCAGAGCTATCATCTGTACCTGATTCGGCGGACCTATTTAATTGGCAAGAAGTCCAAATGGGGATATTAAGACTAGAACCTATTTCATTAAGAAGATTGATTTTCTGGCCAATTGCTTGATGTTCTGCCCAGTTGTTAAACAACTTTTCGCCGGTTAGTTTGATATAATCATAGATAATGATAGCTTGATTACCTTTTCCGACATATTTATAATACCAACGTCTTATTGTTGAACAGATTTGTTCTATTGGTCGATTGGATACTGTGAGATGAAAGATTTTATTCTTATATATGTTTCCACTGTCAATATTTTTATTAAATCGCGTGGTATATTCTGGATTCATTTTCCAGTTTCCAGTTTCAAAGAACCACATTGGAACCTGAGTTAAAGCTGATGCCGCCCGTAGCTTATTAACATCTTGTTTCATTTCGGTGTCAAGATATAGGGCTTTACAATTAGGATTCAAAGAAACCGTTCCCATTGCCATATTGAGAAGCCATAAAGATTTTCCCTGTTTTGGGCGACTGACAATTGCATAAACACCGTTTCCTGATCTAATGCCGCCGAAATGTTCATTAAATTCTTTATATTGTGTTATTAATCCAGCTTCTTTTTCGGGGTGTTTACTTTTTTCTTCTATGAAGCCACGGAGATTTTGAAAAAGATCGTCGGGTTCTTGTTCTAGTCCGTAGTTAGATATTTTTTCTCCATATATTTTATCACATTCAGCAATTACAGCGTCCGTTTCTGAGTTAAGATTAGAAGAAACATATTTCTTTATTTTCTCAGCTGTTTCACATATTTCTCTTTTTATCTTTAATTTATTAAGCTCTCTAAAAGATTTTATTGCTGTATCCCTGGAAATTTGAATAAAATTAAGATCATCAATATAATGAAAAATATCTACTTCCTCATAAAACTTGATGCCTAAATTAGAAATTTTCTGTGCCAAAACAACATGATCAAACTTTTCATTTGATATAATCAAAGACCGCAGAACACAGAAAATAGTACAGTGTGTTTTATTATAAAAATCATTTTCAGTAATAAAAGCATCAACATCGGAGAAAATATCAGGATTCTTGAGTAAACCGCTAAGACAATGTTTTTCTATTTGAAGGGAGTACAAGGACATATTTTAATCTTCTATTACTAATTCAAATTCTGTGTGCCAGAACTGGCTTATTTGTTTTAAGCATAATTTTCCTATTTTCAATAAATCTTTACGCTTATATTTACATTCATAGTCTTGTGATGATATATGCAAACCAGAGTATTTACAGTTACAATTTTCAAAAGAAGTCCTCCAACAGTGCATATTTATATTAATTTCTCCAAGTAAAACATTCCCACATGGACAACTGCCGCAGTAATCTGGCATTAAATTAAGAATATTCTTTTTTTCTATTAGTTCGTAAATTTCTTTAATTGAGTTATTCATTTTGTAATGATTTTTTTATTAAACACCATGTTTCTAATGATTTTACAAGAATTGTAACGATTTTACAGTCAAACTATACAATCTTAACATTTTCTTCATCACAGAAATAATTTATCCATTCTTTTCTTTCTTGATCAAAAAACCTAAATCGAACACATTCTTCGTCTTTATAGTCTGATACATAGTAATATTTTCTGGCAAATCCTTCTATTCCTTTATAGATTGCTGGTTGATATTCGTCTGTTATTGGCGGTATATTACGTTCAGTCCTTAAAAATTTGATAGCATCTTTACTAGACATACTTGCGATTTTCTTTATCCGTTCGATAGCTTTTGGAGAATGTCTCATTTTTAGATAATATCTATATCAAACCTCTCCTTAAAAAACTTAACAGACAGATTAGGAACATCTTCTTCTAAGATTTCCGCGCATTTGAAGCCGTTTTTCTCCATCCAATGAAGTTTGGCCATATCGTATTTAATAGATTTAAGATAATTACCCATTCTAGATTGTCCGTGAAAAAAGGGATTATAAGCAAAATGCTGTCCGCCCGATGATTCAATACATATTTTCTTGGTTAAATTGACCAAATCACATCTTAACAAGCTCCCCGGAATTCTCATTTCTTCACATACTATATGTCCAGACCAAAACTTTTGCAAGAATTTTTTAACATTGGTTTGAAAATTTGATGCAGATTTCTTATTCCAATCTATAAGATATGGTCGGATATTGACAAAAACTTGCTTATCGCTTCCTAGTTTATAGAATCTCAAGATGTTCTTCTTTGAATAATTGTTTGAATATAGCTTCTAAAACATTAACAGTTATAGTATTACCTAATTGTTTCCATGCTAAACCGTCTTTGACAGGAAAAATAAAGTCATCAGGAAAACTTTGCAATCTTTTTCGTTCTAAAGTGGTTAAATATCTTATTTTATCATTTGGTAATAATATTAAAGGAATCCCGTTTCCAAACGCAGGAAGAGTTGGTGAAAAAGAATATGGATAATATACTCTGTCTGGTTGTCCAGAATATCCTTTACCGCTTCTATCATACTGTCTATAATTTTTAGTTTTTCTAAAAGGATAGGTATAAAACTTATGATTTTCTGGTAAATTACTGTCTTGATGTTCAATTATATCTTGTAATCTAAGACAGGTCTCTTTTCCGACCGGAAAATTAAAATTTTGTTCAATGTCTTTTCTAATACCAATGCAAAAAACCCTTTCTCTTGACTGTGGAACCTCAAAGTTTTTACTATTTAATATTTTGTATTGTAAATTATAATTTTGAGAAAGATTTTCTATAATAGAATTAAAAAATAAACTAAACTTCTTACTTAAAAGACCTTTAACATTTTCAAAAATAAAATATTTAGGTTTAATTTTTTCAATAATCCTAAGAGAATATTCTACCAGAATTGTTCTTCCACTGTTCAAATCTTTCTTACCATTAATAGAACAGTCCTGACAGGGAAAACCAAAAACATATAAATCAACATATTCTAATTCATCAATATTTATTGTTGTAATATCATCATACCATTTTTCACAACTATGATTAGCAAAATAAGTTTGTTTACAATATTTATCGTTATCGCAAGCCCATTTTACGATATGAGGAATTTTTAGATTTTTTAATGCTTGTTCGGGTGCGCCGATTCCTGAAAATGTTGTACCTATTTTTAGCATTTTTATCTTCCAAAAGGATTATAAGGATTTTTTTCTTCCAATTCTTCACAAAATTCTGACTTTACCCATTCTTTGCGATTTTTAGCTATTAATTCGTAACCAACAAATCTTCCATAATGATACTGTTCTACATCTTCTAATAGTAAATTATATTCTGCTAAAAAATAGTTTTTTATAATTTTTATTATTGTTTCTTCTTTAAGAAAACATTTTTGTTTTTGTTTTAATTTCATAAAAAAGTGTTAAAAAAATAATTTCACAATAACAGAAACATAATGTAATAACAAATGACTAATGATTTAGTATAGACTTTAAGATTAAAAAAGGAAAAAAATATGGCTAAATGTGCTGATTTCAGAACTCAAAGTTCCGCTGTTGCTACCCCAGGCGCGGGCGTTGTTTCATATTATGTTAATTCAAGCGGTATTTTACGATTTGTTGATTCTGCTGGTGTTGATACCGTCGCCAGTACCTTTCAACCAACTGTTTTAGCTAACGCACAGATAACCGCCACTGGAACCGTTAGTTTTCCGACTAATACCGTTGCTCTTGCTACTGGACATATTTATGGTACAACTGGAACCTATACTATTCCTACTATTATGGGCGAACCTAATGTTTGGATTCCATTTACTGGCCCTAGCGGTCAACTGTATGCCGTACCCGCTTATTTACGTAGTTAATTCTAAGCTAGTCTAAATCAAGTAGTTGGAGCCGTTTTTGACGGCTCTTTTTATTTTATTCTGTGTTTTTTATATCTGTAAACTTCTTATAAAACCAGTTACAGATTGGTTCATTTTCTTCTAAGTAATTATAAAAGTTATTTAGTCCCACGATTCTGTCTTTTAGTTCCATTTTTTGGTCTTTAGGTCTGGAAAGATTTTCTTCTGCTACTTGAGAAAGGACAGTTTCACTGAAAACAAAGGTGCTTTTTTCCTTTTTGGCTAAACCATATCCTAAAATCATATCTCCAACTTCTTTGGAAACCCAAATTTGGTTTCCTATTTTACCTCTCTTAATTGGAATCTTAAGAACCGTTCCGGTAACATCCGTAGCCGATTTCTTTATTTCTACGGTAGCAAACACTCCTACTATCTTATTTTTGATTCTATCGGGTTTTTCGTCAGGGTCTTCAAGGATAAAGTCCCCTTGGTATCTTGGACGGTAGTAGATAGCATAATCGCTCTGGTGATTTAGAGCGTTGGCAGAAGTGCCCTGCATTAACTTAGGCGGTTCCTTAGAATAAGGATCAAGACTTATAGAGCTAGAATACTGAGAAGTAATGAGTAGAAGGGCATTATATCTATTAATTGGGTGTCCAATTCGCCGAAAGATTTCTTTGGTTAGAAATTGAACCCCGGCGATTTTTGTAGGCTCGCCAAATTCTTTTTCCTCCATATTCTGCTTTAATGTCATCATGTCAATACTGTCAATGATAACACACAAATGTTCGCCCTGTTCAAACATTGATTTTAGCAATGACTCAATTGTTCGACAGGATGCTTCCATTATGTTTGAATGATATACAAACACCGTTCCATAGTCCCATTCGTTTGAATCCGTTACAAACTTAAGACCGCTCCTCTTTTGTAACTCGCTGGAAAGACGCGCTTCAGAGTTAACCAAAAAGGTTTTACTTTTAGGCATTATCTTCATATAATTAGCGGCAAACAATAAACACTGAGAAGATTTTCCTGACTCGGCTTGTCCGCCGCCAATTCTAATCGTGGAACCGCTTTTTACATTGATATAACTATCTAAGATTAACGACCCAGAACTAATGTTAGTTTGCGGGGCGGTTTCTATGAAGTTATAATGAGAATCTTTATATCCGCCCAGAAGAGAGTTTAATAGATTCTTACTTATCTCCTCTGGTTTTACATTGTTATCTAGTTCTTTGTCTTTTTTAGCCATATTTTATTTTATTTCTTTGAAATCTAGCTTTACTCCGCCGTCTTCTTTTCCCATAATTGAAAAAACTGCTTGAACTGGAGGGTTTGGTTCTCCTAAAAGTTGATTTGTAACCGATATGAATCTTTCCATACCAATAAAACACTCTTCCCAGGAATATCCTTTTCCCCTTAAAAATCCTGCAACAATCCCATAAGATAATTCGGCGGGTAATTTTCCTCCTAGTTCTGTTTTCAGTTCTTGAAAAATCTTTAGTACGTCAGGACCGATTTTAGTGATAATCTCCTTGCATCTGTCATCGTTATAGATTTGTTTTTCAGTTTTAATTAACATGTTGTTTTATTTGTTTATTAGTTCAGGATTATGAAAGATGTTACCTATTACTTCAAAATTTTGCATATACATTGTGTTTAGAAATGCGCCGCCGTGAGTTTTATCTATTCTTCTTATTTGAAAAGCAGAGTCTTCTGTTTCCCAAATTACTTCTGCTATGAAATCAAATCCGCACACAATATCTCCTTCATATATTTCTTTACCGTTTTTATCAAGTAAGCCTGTGAATTGTTGAATAATGTAGTTTTCAATTGGATTACCCCAAACTTCTAAAATAGCTGGATTATGAAATTCTTTATCTTTCAAATTCCAAACTCTGAATTTTATCTTTCTGCTCATAATTCTATAAAGATATAAAATGGCCACAAACACAGTTTATAGCACACAATATAACAATTAAGTCTGTAAGAAAAATATTTTTCTCTGGTAAAACCAAAGAATATAATTTCATTTTTATATTTCAAATTTGTATCATAACCAATTTCTAAAGGTGGAAGATAAAGATAGTTGTCTCTAAGCTTCCATCTTTGACGATATAAAGATTTAAGATAAGAAAGAAAATTAGAAAACATAATTATCAATATCCCATTTGACCATTTCTGAAACAAGATCGTCAAAAGTATGTTTTGGCTGCCAATTTAACTCTTTTCTAGCTAAAGAAGAATCTCCTTGAAGTAGTAAAACATCTGCGGGACGGAAAAATTTAGGATTAACTGATACTAATACTTGTGATTTAGGAATATTCTCTTCTAAAAGATAATTTGGAAGAACGTATTTTTCATTTAATCCTTCTCCTGTCCAAACTCCTTCTATATTAGCTTTATTAAAAGCATATTCACAGAACTGCTTAATAGAATGGGTTTCTCCGCTTGAAAGAATATATTCGTTAATACTTTTTTCCTGATTAATCATTTTCCAAACGCCATCAACTATATCTTCGCAATGTGACCAATCACGCCGACTTGATAGTTCTCCTAAATTTATAGATTCAAAGGGTTGATTATTTTTAATAGCATGATATATCCTAGCAACTCCTTTTGTTATTTTTTTGGTAACAAATTCTTCGCCACGTCGGTAACTTTCATAATTATAACACCACGGCTGGATACAATACATTCCATAGCTTTCACGATATACTTTAATTATTTGTCTGGCGGCAATTTTTGCCGCTCCGTAAATTGATCTAGCTCTTGCCGGATGTTTTTCATGTTGTGGAGAAAACTGAACATCCCCCATCTCCTCGGACGACCCAAAATTAACAAATCTACATTCTGGTTTAATCTTTCTAATTGCCTCTAGAATATGTATAATGGAAACGCAGTCCACTTCAAAGGTGTTGGCAGGAGTAATCCAGCTTTCAAAAACAAAGCTCTGTGCCGCACAGTTTATAAAGAAATCAGGTTTAATTTCTTCTATGTTTTTATAGATAGAATGATTATCATTAAGATCGCCGCTGATTAAATGAAATCTGTTATTCTTAATATGATCTATATTTTTATGATTTTTTACAGATAGTCGGCGGACCATTCCATAGATTTCATGGTCAGTATTTTTAAGAAGATAGTCTGTAAAAAACGACCCTGCTTGGCCGCTGACGCCGCTAATTATGATTTTTTTACTCATATTTTATACTATTAGGAAATATTTTTCACCGTTTTCTGTTTCAACATAAGGATATATTCTGACACCATCAACTTCTGAAGCGGTAAACATAAGCTTAAAATCTTCGTCTGTTAAATCTTCTGGTAGTTGATCTTCATATTCCCATTGAATGATGGCGGTTTTATAGGTCATTTATATTTCTTCTAAAAGTTCTATTAGATTATCAATATCTTTATATCTTAGATTATAATTAAGCCCCACATAGCAACCATGATTATGAACCCATAGCCCATTGGGAAAATCTGTTGCGTTGTTATATTTTTCAAAAACAGGTTGTAGTGTTAGACACCCTCCAATTAAAGGTCTAGTTTGAATTCCATTTTTATTTAATCTTTCTTTTACTAAGTTTATTTTGCTATCTTCTCTGAAGACTGGCAAACAAAAAGCAATATGTTCTTGTATATTGTTAGGAAGATATTCTGGTAAATAATATTTAAGACTGTCTATTGAATTATAATAATATTGATAAATATCTTTCCTGTGTTGTTTATATTTATCAACCCTCTTCATATCTTGAAGCCCCCAAATTGCATGTTGGTCCGTGGGACGTAGGTTTGTTCCTAAAACTCCAAACAAAAATTGTTTATCAATATAGTAATAATTTTTCTCTATTTTATATTTTAGACGACTATTCTCATCTAACGATCTTGTTAGACCGTGATTTCTTAGCATTTTAGCATATTCATAATTCTCTTCATTCTTAAAGAAAACAAATCCAAATTCTATAGAAGTAATTTCATGAGAAAAATAACAGGACAAAGATGATATATCTACTTGAGAAAAAATAGATTTCCCATTATAAGTAGAAAATTGATTTTCGCAGAAATCGCCCCAAAGTTCAGCATTATATTTTTTAGCTAATTCTCTTAATACTAAAAAGTTAGGACAAAAACCAATTAAAGCGGTCGGCCAGATTATTAAATTTCTATGTTTGTTTTCCTCTAAGATTTGCTCTAATTTGTTATCATCAAAAGAAAAATCTTCTAAATTAATATCACAAAACTTAATTTCATATCCAGCCATTAATGCTGGACTAATACTAGAAATCCAGCTAACTACCGGGCAAATTACTAATGAGTTTTTGAATTTATCAGGATTTTTTTGTTTATATAGTTCAAAGATAAGTTGGTTTGCCGCGCTGCCCGATGAAACACCCAATGCTTTTACGCTATACTTTTCTGTCATTAGGTCTTCAAATTCTTTAACCTTTGGACCCATTGTTAGCTGGTTGTCTTTATCTAAGATAAAAGCTGCAACTCTCAGTCTGTCGCAAAAGGTAAAAGAGTCTGTTGCTAGTGGCCACTTATACATTATATTTTTTCTTCCAATCTTCTTCTGCTATTTTAGAAACTTCTGAAACAATCTTAGATTTATCCGTCGAATATAACCCGCAACTGCTAAAACTGGTCAACTCCATAAGATAAAATTCCCCGTCAGGTGTATCACAAACATCATAACAGAATACAGAATCAGGAATATAGTCTATTTTTAAAAGTTTTTCAACTAAAATCGTAGCTTCTTTTGGAACGGCGTGGATTTTACATATTTGATCTTGAAATCTATATGTTGAGTGACCTAAGATTTCCCTGCTCTTGCTTACTACGAATCTGTATTCTCCTCTTATAGTCTTAGGAGTAGAAACTATCATTAATTCATGTTCTAAATGTTTGTTTGTTTCACAGAACCTATCTAAATCAATTAAGTCTAACAGTTGAGCCTGAAACAATTTATCCCTTGAATTTGGCCGTATAAAGATAACAGCTTCTTTTCCAAAACGAGCATATATTTGGAAACGGTTTCTTTGAATTTCTTTTAGCGTTAAAAGAGCATATCTATCATTAAAAAGATAATTTCCAAAGTAAGAATAATATTTAGAACAAAGAAAATTATTAAAATTACAGTATGCGCCCGGATAACAGTCTGGAATATGTTTGTTTATATGTTTAACCATCTCTATTGAGCCATTGGTTATAACACACTGGTTTGTTCCTTTTAATCGGTCTAAAGAAGAATACTTAAAGTCGTCTATAATCTCTATTAAATCATATCCTTGTTTCTTAACTTCGTTAATTAACTCTGTGTAAGAAGATTCTTTAGTCAGATTTTCTATTATCCATATTGGCTTCATTTTTTAGTCTAAATTTGTCTATTTTATGAAATTGATTAGCTAATTTGTTAACAAAGTCATAAACTTGTTTTTCTTGCTTATGTTGTCCATAGATTCTATATTGTTCTGCTAGTTCTTCTAGTTCACCCATTGTTGTATCTAAAGAATTTAGAAGATCACTATAATCAGTATTTGGGCAAAATTTCATTTTTTAATTCGGAAAGTTTATCAGCAGCGTCTTTCATTAATTGTTTTGTAGCTGTTAGATCGTGATCTATTTTGACCCCGCCTATACCACCCATCATACTTGCTTTAAGAACTATTCCTTCTCTTAAACGTAAGATTAGTTTATTTAGTTCTTCTTTATTCATAAATTATTCTGTCTAAAACATCATATCTCCTAACATTACTATCAATTGTTTCAAAATCAAGGAAAAAATTTTTTATACCATGTTTTTCAAACCACCATCTTACAAATTCACTTTCTCTATTTTTTAGATAGAATTTCGCGCCGTCAAAACAAAGAACTTGTAATTCTATATTAGGAGAATAAACAGTAAAAAGAATGTTTTGCAATTACTTTAATAACCAGGCGTCAAGATTGTTGTTTTCATCTTCTGTAAAAAAATGTTCGTTTCTTGTTCCTTTTAACATATAGAGAAGACTATCTAAAGTAATAGAACGAGAAATTTTACCCGCCGCCAGATATTTTTCAGTATCTATCTCTGAAGATTTTTCTTTTAGGAAATGAACTGTTATTTTATTCACGTTTCTTGAAGTTTATAGTTACCTTTACATTCTAATACAAAAATTTGTACACATTGAAAACAAAGGTCAATATATTTATAACAATTATTATATCCGTTTCCCGACGAGTCCATTTCTCGGTCATAGATATATCTATAAGGTTTTGCGCCGGGTTTTTGGCATTTGTCACATTTAATTATTAGTTCTTTCATTTTTAGAAAAATCCTTTTGGTTTTCTATGTTTTCTAGCGTATTCTAAGATTGTTTTTCTAAATTTTTCTTTATCTTTTTCTTCAATTTCACCACAAGCGGCGGCTACCTCTGATCCATTATATGAATTACTGTCATAACCATTTTTATTGTAATTTTGATCGCGCCAGATTTGTTCACCGTATTCTTTTATTATTTCGGGCGGGAATTTTATCTTTTTCATACTAAAAACTAATCTTTCAAACATTCTTCACAATGTTTTATAATTTTGGCGGTTTGTTTCTTAAAATCGTCAGGGGTTAGAGTATTAACACTCATTCTTAAAACGAAAACTTCTTCTTTTATTTTCTTAATCTCTGTTATTAGTTGGTCTTTGGTCATAAACTGTTTAAGTAATTAGCTATTGTATCTCCGTGGCATTTTATTTGTTTGTTTTTCTTTTTACAGAAACATCCTAAAGTTTTATCTTTTAATCCCATAACGGCGGCATAAAAATTTTTATCTGTCGCAATTTTATGATCAAAGTAGTCTTGATATTTTGCACAAACTTCGTCTCTGTTGCCGTCTCTTCCTATAAGAAAAGGATTTCCATATTCGGATGGTCTTCCGATAAAGATGTCATATTTATCTGTTTTTATATTGACAACTTTAGTCATTTTTTAATAAAAAACACGGTTTGAGTTTCTTGAAAGAGCCTCTGCTTTTCTGTATGCTTCAATTTCTGGTAAAGATTTTTCGTGGACTTTTTGCCAAAAATCGGTCCAGTCAGTTTGTTCTAATATTTTTTGAATTTCTTCTCCTGTTAGAAGACCAGTTGGAGATAGAACAGTTTCAGAATTCATTTTTACTATCCGCGTTTTATAATCCAATACAGATTACAACTTTCACAACAATATTTTCTTCCAAATTTTGCATTATCCGGCCCGTCAAGATACGGATAATTTCCTGCTAATTCTACTTGCCATAATTTTAGTCCTTTATTCTGACATTTCGGGCAAGTTTCTGAATTATGAAAAAATATTTTATCTTCACTCATTAGGTCCAGTCTTTAGAATCATACTTAAGAATAGTAGAAAAATAATTAGGATTAATAAATCCGTCGCCTTTTTCAAGGTAATCTTTAAAAGAGAATTTGTATCGGCGCGGGACGATTTCTTCCATAAATTTCATTCCTAAGACCTTAAGCTGGAACAACTCAGATAGTCTAAATTCTGAGTCCATTGCTTCTATAAAATAACTATCAGGAACAATAACTCCATCTTTAATTTTTGTCAAGTAAGAAATAAGATCATCAAGGGTTGTTAAATCAAGTTTTAACACTTCTTGTAAATATTTTCTTATTTCTCTTCTTTTATTCTCTTCTTTGTTTAATATTTCTGATCCATACTTAGAGTACATAATCGTTGTCTCATTAGAAAGAGGATAACAAAGATATGACTTAATAGGATTAAAACAATAAGAAATTTCGGGATTTTCGTTTCTTCTGTTTATTATGTATTTATCTTTATCTGGTAAGGTAACTATGTTTCCTCTTAGACCCTGAAGCCCCCAGTGGTACGCGCCGTGGAATTCCATATATTGATTATATTTGAATATATATGGTCTTTCGTTCCAATACAAAGCTGATACATTTTTTTCTTCAAATTCCTCTAAGAGTCCGGGAATTATTCTTATAAATTCATCAGTCATTGACTCTGGAGAATCAAGAAAAAAACAATAAGTTCCTTCTTTAATTCCACCGTAAAACAATAAATGATTCATTAAAAAACCATGATTTGGTGTCCAGTTGGCTTTTAGTATTTTGCCGTTTCCTTTGTTTTGGTTTAGAATGTGATAGGTTGTGTCCCAAGAAGGTTGATTAACTAAACCAACAATACCGTCAAAAGTAGGATAAATATTTTTAACCATCAGAGAAATGTCTTTTTCTCTGTTTTGAGTCATGGTTAAAAGAAGGGGTTTGATCATAGTAAAACAACATTTTCTAATATTTGTTGCCACGGAACAAAAGGAGCTATAAAATAAGACTCAGAGTGGCAGTTAATACTAGGAATAGGACTCAGATATTTGGTCCCGAATTTTTTACTCCATATATCGCTTCCGGTATTATCTGATATTCCTTGTGATAGTTCTGGCCAGCACATATCAAACATTTTCTTACTGAGAATCCAGCTACTTGTAATGTTCGGGACTTCCCTCCAGTGATTATATCCTCCTAAAATTATCTTGCTTTTCAAATCTTTATACATTCCCCAGTGATTATTAGTGTCTTGGGTAAAGATATATTTGTCTAAATGGTCATATAATGATATTATATGATTTTCATTAATGTGATTATTAAACAAATCTAAAACAATAGTTGCCCAGTCAATAGGTTGAAAAATATAATCATTTTCTAATGTAAAAATAAGAGAATTTTCTGGTAAATTATCTTTTTTAATAATTTCTGCTACTAAACAGGAAGATTTTGAAGAGCCATTGTTTTCGTAACAGGGTCCGGTGTATGAATTTGTATTTATTATTTGTGTGCTGAAATTATATTTGTTTTGATATTTACTTGTAAAATGATTATCATATTCGTCTAAAAATCCGTCAAAACATACTGTTAACTTAGTAAGGTCTGGATTTAAACTATCAAGAAAAGATTTAAAACATCTCTCATAATCAAACCACGGAACTCTGGTTGGTGAAATTTTATTATGTGTGGTCTGCCGATAAAAAACATGTATTTTCTCGAATTTCATATTTTTAATTTATAATCTATTTTCTAAACACCATTTATATTCTTTTTTTATTCCTTCTTCTAGTCCTATTAGATTTAATTTTAGACCTTGCAATACTGTATTATTGCCAGTATATGATTTATTGCTATCATCTCTTACCATAATTGGAACTTTATGATCTGATAAGTTATTTATAATAGCAGCGGTTTCTGAAAGTTTAAGTTTTTTATCATAACAGCAATTGAACTCTTTGCAAGAAAAATTTACATGTATGAGAGACTTTATTACTTCATAAACGTCTTCGTGATAAAAGAAGTCGAAGAACTTATCGTCCCATATTTCTATCGGGCGGTTGTTGATATAGTTTCTTATTGCTGTTTTTATAAAACGGTCTTCTGTTTCTAATTCGCCAAAGACATTGAATAGCAATAAGTTAGTATTTTTTTCTTCTGTTTTTACTAATTTGGATTGTATGTATTTTGAGAAACCATAGTAACTATTTTTATTATAAATTTGTGCCCCGCTTCCAAAAGTAAACAACTTATCATAGTAAGAATTAAGAGAAAGAATATTTTCTAACATTAATAAATTATCATAAAAATCGTCCGGGCTATCAAATTTTATTCTTCTTCCGCCTTTTGTTGCTGTATGGATTACTATCTCTGGTTTTTCTTTTTTGAAGATTTCTTTTATATTGTCTAACTTTAGAAGATCAAGTTTCTCTTTAGAATAAGAAACAACATTATAATTATCCTTCTTGAATAAAGGATATAAACTTCTGGATAAAAAACTATCCCCGCCAGTAATTAAGATTTTAGGTTTCAAAGATTATTGAAAGATAGTAGGGGTTTCGTCGGGATACTCCCAGTGGATATTCCAGTATTTAGACTTTCGCAATTCTTTTAAATCTTCTTCTTTTAAATTGTAACATTCTTCTTTAGATGGAAAGACTTGGTTTTTAACATCATTAACATATTTTTCTATTGCTAGTTTAGAAAGACAGAATAATCCATCCAAACGAGTTTCTTTCCCATATTCTTTTAGAGACATTTCTTTTGGCTTATTCTCTAAAGAAAATATAAAATCAGGCAAAACTTTAGGAATATAACAAGAAACAAATTTAGGTCTAAAAGTAGGATATAGGCCCAATAAATCTGAGCAAATGACTAACTGAATATCGGCGGGACCGCCCCCAATACCTGCCACAGGAATTGATAATGTTTTACAGATTTGTTTTGTTACTTGTGGCGGAACAGCTTCTAAAAGTAATTGTTTTGCGCCAGATTTTTCAATCTTAATACAATCTTCATACAACTTCTCAAAAGACTGTAAAGTTTTTCCTTGGCATTTATAACCTCCCATAGAATCACTAGATTGCGGAGTTAAACCCGCGTGGGCGCAACATGTTACATTAGAGTCACTTACAGCTTTTATTCTTTCACAGATTAGATCAGTAGTTCCTTCTAGTTTTATTCCATTGCATTCTCCTTCTTTGATAAACCTTAAAGCGTTGTGGATTGCTACCTGATTAGACTCTTCATAGGACTGGCTAGGCATGTCCCCCCATAAGAAAGTATTTTTAGCTCCTTTCCTTACAGATTGGCATAAGTCAATCATCCCATTCATGGTTGCGTAGTTAGTGCTAGAAAATCCTTTTATGCACATATATCCGCTATCGCCAACCAAAATTTGAGAAATACCTGCTTGCTCCGCCGCCATTGCAATATCGAACGTGTAAGCAGTAATCCAACTTAGTATATCTCCGGTTTTTTTTGCTTTTTGAAAGTCTAGGATTGTTTTCATCTTGTTAATCTTTTATTGTCTCCCGTTCCATTTCTTCATCTGAGATATATGGGGCCATATCATCTAGCGTTGTTGGTTTTCCATTTTTCATAGCAATTCCGGGGACTATTTTTTGATTTGGATCACATATTACTTCAACTATAACAGGCTCGTTCAAAGATAGGGCCGATTCTATTCCATATTGAAGATTATCCACGGTAGATATTTTTCTCCAAGTAATTCCATAACATTCTGCAATTCGTATGATTTTAGGAAAAAATAATCCATTGCTAGAATCAGTTCCAAACCTTCTTCCATTATAAAAAGAATCAGAAGTGTTCCGTATAGAAAGATAACCCCCATTATTCCAAACAAAGATAACAATTGGTAATTCTAACTCTTTAATAGTGGCTAAAGCGTGAGGACAAAAATTAAATGAGCCGTCGCCAGTACAAATTATTGTTTGTTTTTTATTTCTAGCAAGACAAACTCCAATTCCCAATGGCCAAGCTCCGAGCGACATTTGCCCTGAATCTAAAACAAATCTTTGATTATTTTTTAATTGTAAGGACTGTACTAAAACATACCCCGAACTCCCCGCATCTGCTATAATTACTGAATCATCTTTTAGATTTTTACTTAATATTTCTGTAAATTTGTATAAATTTATTCCTGAATCATCATTTTCATATTCTGGCAAAAATTGACTCCACTTGTTTTTCCAATAAGCTACTTTTTCTAGCCATTGTTGTTTATTGATTGACATACTTAAAGAAATCTTTCAAATCACAATTTATTTTTTCATCTAATTCAACAAAACCAGTCTTTTCTAAAACATTATAATCAATATCCACAGCAACTTTCTTAGCTCTAAAGGCAAACTTGTCTGGTAAGTATCCTATTTGAGAAGTAGTTAATGCTGTTCCTAATATTAGAAGATAATTACAATTTTGTAAAGAAAAATTAGCATTGCGTTTTCCCTTGACCCCAAGATTGCCCAGACAAAGAGGGTTATCATAAGCTGCCAAATCAACCCCTAAGAAAGTATGTATAAATGGAATTTGATATTTTTCTATAAATTCTCTAAACGGTTCTACTGTATTGCTTTGCCTAATACCCCCGCCTGCTAATATGAGCGGTCTTTGATATGTTTGCAAGTCTTGTTTTATTTTACCAATTCTTTCTTCTAAAAATGTATCGTTTCCAAAGTTTTGGCAGGTTGTTTCATTTATAACAAAATGCTCTAGTTTTCGTGGTTCTATCAAACTGTTTGCTACATCTGATGGAATTTCTATTAAACAAGGTCCGGGGCGATTGTGACAACACTCATAAATACATTTTTCTAGTTCATAAGCAATGTCTTCTGGTCTTTTTACTGTTACAGAGTATTTAGTTATTGGGGCTGACATCTCTATTATATCGTTATCTTGAACTCCCATCTGACGAAGTTTAACTCCTTGATTTAATCTAATATATCTACAAGTATTTTTAAGAGCAGTATTTCCAGATATAACTAACAATGGAACGGAGTCACAATAAGAAGACAAAATTCCCGAAAGAGCGTTTACCGTTCCGATTCCAGAAGTTGTGTTTAATACTGCTAATTTATTAGTATATTTAGCTTCTCCAAAAGCAGCATAACTAGCTATTGACTCAGAATGATAACATATATATTCAAGATTAGGATGCTTACACAAAGAATCATTAAGAGTAGCCGCTCCTCCACCCATTAATATGTGAATATATTTAACACCAATATATGCTAAGTAATCAGCAATATAATCAGCAACTTTAATCATCTTTATTTTTTCCTAAACATTACTGTCAAACAGTCTTTATTTTTACTTATTCCTATGGAAACTTCTTTCAAATTTTCTTCTAAATGTTTTTTCTCATTTTCTAATATTACTCCAGAGTGAATTTCGCGCCGGTTAAAATATTCTTGTATCATGTGATAAGTAGGATCGTTTTTGACAGAAGGGTGTTTAATATTAGGAATAGAAACATCTTCCATTATATATAAGCCGCCGCTAGATACAAATTGGAATAAGTATCCTAAATTCATTTGTTGATCCCACCAAAAATGGCTACCATCTTCTATGATTATGTCAAAATTTCTACAACCAAAGTCTCTAATTGCGTTTTCTAGGTCTATTCTATTTCCTTGGTTGCCACGATAAATTTTTGTCCTATCGTTCTCAAACTTCTTTAAGTTAGATTTTATGTCGAAGCCATAAATGTTGGCGGCAGAAAAATAATCATACCACATTTTAAGACTTGAGGTTTTATTATGTAAGGCGAGTCCTATTTCTAGTAAGTTTACTTTAGAGTCTTTTAGTGGCTCAAACAAAGGTTCATAATAAATGGTGAACCCGTTGGATAACTCATAGGAATCTCCTTTGTCGCTATTGTATTTGTTTGCTAATTCTGTTAGTTTATTCATTTAGTCCTGTTATTTTCTTAGCGTATTCTCTAAATTTTGGATTAAAAAGTTCAAAGCCTATTTTCCTAGCACTCTTTGCACTTCCACCGTGAGCCGCATGGAGTAATTTGATTTCTTTTCCTCTTAAGAAACATTTTCTATCAATTTCTTCTATTTCATACCAACTTCCCCACGGGTTCTTCGTATTCCATTCTTTAGTAATATAATCAAAATCGGGAGCAATATCACTATACATATTTGCTGATGTTCCATAAAATAAATTTCCACCTTTTTCATCTAAAATTTTAGCATTGTATTTTCCGCTATGGAAAGAGATATTATACATATTCTGCTCGCACCATAAAAATTCTTTTACTCCGCCGAATCTTTTAACAACTTCTAAATTTAGATTATACCAGTCATCAAGAAAATCGTTACTATTAGTGCAAATGCAGCCACAATTTACATATTTTTCATTTGGAAGGTTTTTTATTGGATGAGGTCTATTATGTCTTTCATCTCCCGTGTGAAAATCAGAATTATTTCTAACTCCAGCTATTTCATAATCCATTTTTAATATTTCTTCTAATCTTGAAAGAACTAACGAATCAGCGTCTAGATGTAGAATAAATTCTGCATCATATTTTTTCTTAATTTCTTTCATTATGATAGGCATATAAGAAACTCTATCAAACCCTGGATTTTCTTTCATTATTCTGTTTGTATCGTTCTCGTTATACCAGATTATAGGAATTTCTGGATGAAAATATTTCCAGCTATTCATTAACTTATATCCGGCAAAAGAATCCATTAACCAGCTATCGCAATTAAATGTAGCAATTATTTTCATCGTTTCAAACTTAAAAAAGAAGGTTTATTATTATAAAGAAATTTATCCATTAATAAAGGAATATCTTCTTTTGTTTCTGGCCAGAATTGTTCTATATTTTCCCATCCATCTAAAACATATTTTGCATCCTCACTCCAATGTGTGAACTTATCTGCTAAATAGTCCTTCGATCTTCCTCCGCCTATACACTTAACAGGAATTTTTTCATCATTCAGATATAACTTCCAAATCTCATAAGGTCTTCTAATAAGAAAAGATGTAATACTATAACAAATAGGAATTTTACCAGATAAAGCAAGTCCGACCGCCATTCCTAACATTAATTGTTCAGCACTTCCGCAGTTTATAAATCTTTTTGGTGAAAACTTGTCTCTTATTTTATCCATCATCCCAAATCCAAGATCGCCGACTAATAGAATAATTCTATCATCTTTTTCCATTGCTGAGAATAAAACTTCTTTTGCTGTCTGTCTCATTTTATTTTTTGATAGTCTTCTTCTGACATTATATGATAATGAGAATTTAAACCTTCGCAGAATGGTAGTTTGTTACTTGTTCTAACTATTTTTACAGATTTATCAAAACAATGAACTCTTTCTTCTAATATATCAGTATCAATATACGAATAAGCTCCTAAAGAATTACAATTAATAAACCATTTAAGATTATTAATGTTATTATCAGATTTGAATCTTAAAGTTTCCCAAATTACTCCCTCTGTCGTGGCCCCGTCACTTGAAAGTAAAAATACTCTTTCGTTTGGTTTAGCTACTGCAATTCCTAATGCTATCGTTTCTACTAAACCTAAAGAACCGCCAGTTACATAAATCTTGTCTTCAAGGGAGCGATTTGCATGTGTACCATGACGTTTATACAAATCGTTAGCATCAAATCCGTAAAACTTCTCCAAGATTACATAAAGAGCAAGTGCCGCGTGAGAACTTCCCAAACAAAATGTTTCATGTTCTTTTTTTTTCTTATATATTCTGTCTATTATAGAAACACAGCTAATACAGCTTCCTATATGTGAAAGTTTGTTTTTATAACTTATTTCATATATCCGTCTCCTTAACTGTTTAACACTTAAATTTTTAACACTCTGCATAGATGGCATCATTATATACTTTTGTAGTATAACCAAGTTTCTTTAACTTAGCAAGCAAAATGTTCTTATTTACTTCGGGCGGATTAGCATATTTACCGTTTTCAATATTGTGTATCTCTACAAAAATTATTTTTACCCTGTCTTTTAACCATCCTAAGTTTGGATCATCAAAAAGAATTTGTTCACCGCCTTCTATGTCTATTTTTAGAAAATCTACTTTTTCTATATTGTTATTATTTAAGAAGGTTAGAAGTGAAAAACAATCAACAGTTCCAAGAGAAGCAATTTCTCCTCTATTTAAGTTTCCTTGTTTTAAGAGAGAGTTTTGTGTGTTATTGGTTGAACATTCAAAAAATTCGGCTTTACCGTCATAATTAGAGATGGCACAGTAATGTTTTTTGATATTGTCATATTTCTCTGTAAGCAGGTTAAGAATGTCAAAATGAATCTTTGTCGGTTCAACACAATGAATAGTTTCACAGCTATCTTTAACGCATAAAGAAAACAGTCCAATGTGTGCCCCCAAATCTATCACTGTTTTATACTTTTTACCAGTAAAAAATTTGTCATATAATTTACTATTATTTATTTGATCTAAGACAGCAATTGCCCAACTTTGCCTAAGACTAAAAAAGTAATCAAGAATGACTTTTGTATCTTCTTTTAGTAGAGAATACAAGTCAATATAATCATCGTTAGCAGTTCTTAATGTTAGCGTTTTCATCATTTCTTCCATTCATTTATTTTTTTAGGACAGTGGACTCCAAAGCTTATTTTATTACTATAATCTTGCCAGTCGCAAGGATCAGTTACAAACTGGTTACATTGTTCAACTGTTGGCGGCTTTTCGCCTAACACACAGAAAAGAAAATACGAATAAAATAAATCCTCTAGCGCGGGCTTGTAGTCAGCGTTTCCCATCTCTATTATTTCTTCACTTTTTAAGTGTGATTTTTTCAATAGATTGGTTGCTTTAAGCATTTTTGACCGT